CCTAATTGCGTTCCCGCAATCTTTTGTAATTGATTATTATACTTTCCTTCGTACAATGTCAACATGTCTGTTGGTCCTTTTAAGAAAGAAAATGCTTGTGATAAAGCAGCATTTAAAATTAATTCTGGATAGTAGTTGCTTATATAAGTAGTTGTATTAGACGCTGATAAACCTGTTGGAAGCTTATTATAGTATATTCTAAAATTATAATTAACATCTGGCGTAGGTGCTAAGTAAATAGAGCCTGAAGTAGTATCACTTAATCCAGTTGCTCCACCAAACATAGCATAATATTTAGGAGTTCCAGTTACATCTTGACCGGTTTGAGAACCTTCTGGTCCTGTTAATCTTCCTACATACTCAGATAAAAATGTTTGATCTCTTTTCTCTAACCAAAAACCTTGTTCAGTGGTATTGGCTGCATTAAATACTTCTACTCCTCTTACAAATAAAGTTCCTGCTGGTACTCTTATACTATTTACATCAGCTGCCATTGTCCCTTCTTGAACAAATCTATCTGCATCCATAGGTAAATCATTACTAATTCTATTTTCAGATAACATAATAAAGTCATCAATTAAAGCTTGTGTAAAGACTGTAGAACCTACTTCAGTATAATCTCTAATTGCGGTTGTTAAAGTTGCGTAAGTGTATGCCATAATTATGCTTCTAAGGTTACGGGCCCAACTCCTACGGGGTAACCTCCTCCTCTTCCTGTTGATGTAGCATTTGTTGCGGCTGTAAACCAAAACCAATTAGTTTGAGTAGCATCAGTTGCTCCAGTTACATATTTACCTACTGTTATAGCATATCCTGTACTTCTTGCAATAACTGCTCCTGTAATACCATTAACATTATCGGGTGTATTATAATTTCCAGCTATACCTGGAGCACCCCTAAATCTTTTTATATCTCCTGTTTCATATTTATGTCCTGGTAAATTAACATTTACAATTCCTGATCCAACTTGGTATGTTTCAAATGGATCAAACATTAATAAATCTAAAACACCAAATTCTGTTCTTGCTGGATATGCATGTTCCAAGGCTTGTGCATCAGCGCCCACGGGTCTTGGTGTAAGTTGAGGTTGCTTAACTTCAAACTCAGAATTATGAACCCACGATCCATTCCATTCTTGAACCATTTCATTATATGGAAATGCAGCACCCGATCTCATTGAGATCATTAATGCTCTAGAACCTTTGGAATAAACAGCCATTAGATATTAGGGTAATAAGTTTTAGGGGTTATGTATGTACTAGATGGAGATCCATCTTCAGATAAAGCCCTTGCTAAATCATCTTCGTAAAACAATTTTAATTCTTGTGTTCTCTCTGGTGCAAACTTTTGAGATAATAAATAAGTTAAACCAGAAACCATACATGGAACAAATCTAAAAGGAGTATCGGTTGCATTACTAAATGCCCCTACGTCTTGAATTCTTTTAACATAATAAACCATTAATTTACTTGTTGCTGCAGCTGCTGCTGCATTAGGTAATGGATAAAGTGTAACTGTAACTCTATCTATAAATCTTTGAACCCAGAATTGAGAAGGGGTTCCAACTGCAGCTTTGTTGGCTGTACCGGAATAAGCAGATCTATCTACTTTAGATAAAGCAACATCTGACTGTGATGTAGTATTATAATTTTGTCTAAAACCTATATTTAAAATATCTGTAATACCGTAAACATTTGCTGTAGGTAAAGTTGTAGCTTGTGGTGAAGCGGCAGCAGCTGCTGCACTATCAACTGCATTTCTATAAAAAGTATATGTACCTGCACCTTCGTCAGTTGCATTAACATTAGTAGATGACCCTTGAATCAATGTAACGTTTGTATTACCAACTTCCCAAAAATGCAAACCTCTATTACCCCATTCTTGAAATAAAATATTTAAAGATCTTCTAGCTGTTTTAAGTTGATGTCCAGAAGTACCAACTAAACCTATACGTTCATAGGCATCAGAAATAATCTCATCAATAGAAAAGTCCTGATCAAATTGATAAGCACCTGAAGTTGTATTAGACATTTAATACTCCTTTAAAATGTTCCTATAATATAAAAGAAATCACAGTTAGTTACATCCGCATATATTCCAGTGTTAGCATAAATACCTGCTCCTGGTAAATTAAATTCCATAATTTCATTAGCGTTTGCTCCAAACTTACCATGAAAAATTAATGCAGAAGCTGTTTTTGCATCTCCAATTTCATTATAAAGTTTAATTTCAGCATCCGCTGCAGAAGCTTGACCATATATAGTCATAATATTTGCTTTAGTAATATTGGCTGCTGAACCAGCAACAAGGGATTGAACTTGTCCATCTGCTGCTAGTATTACTGATTGTTTAACTTTTGATGTTATTGACATATTTTTTTCTCCTTAAATTTTGTAGAGGCCCCGAAGGGCCCCTTAATTATTTATTATGCTTCTTTTGCAAAAATACCTTGAACAGATACAACTGTCCAATGAGCAGTTGAATTAAAAGATGCAAGAGTAACATGATCACCAACTTTAGATGTAGCTTTTGTATTAATAAGATCTTTATTATCTGTTAAAGATCCCGCATACAAAATACCATCATTAGCGTTTGGACTAATTGTTAAAGCGTTAGCTCCATCTTGAGCAGTGTTTACAAATGTAATTACTCTTCCAATTGAAATTGCAGGTAAAGTAAATACAACACCATCTGTAGATGAAGTAAATGTCATTCCTGCTGCTAATTCACCTGCAGTTATTGTGTGACTTGCTTTTTTGTTTTCTAAATTAAATCCCGTAACAATTGAAGCTTCATTAAACTTTCCTTGTAATACCGGTCCTCTAAATAGTGTTTGTGCCATGATTATTCTCCTAGTTAATTCTACATAGTCTCTAGGCCGTCGACTATACCGCGTCCATGCAGAAAATTAATTTATTGTATAGTGTGAATATTATATGTTATTTTTGAATAGAGTGCAAGAGATCCCTAGGTATTTATGCATTTCAGCGATGTAGCTTTTGTCTAAGTAGCTACAGAAACTTGTGGAGCAGCGCCTTCTACGCTATTCTGTAAGTGAGCTAATCTTGCTTCTTCAAGCTTGATATCTGTGATGACTTTTTTGACTTTGTCGTCAATTCTAACCATCTCAAGAGTATATCTGTTATTATCCAGATGCTCCTGTTCCCACTTCAACTCCAAGGACCTTTTTGCTTTGTATAGGTCTTGTATCATCGATAACCTCTTCATAAGTTATTCTATTTAATCCGGAATGATAACTATTTCCGAGACTTTCCCAAACTATACCCTTTTCTCCAACTTTGTCAAGTATAGCTTTTTCAACACTTTCAGCCGTGTCCAACTCATGTTCAATATTAAATTTTGCATGGTGGTTGTAGGCCCAGATGTTGATGAGAGTTTTTTTCATAAGTTTTTCTTTCTACTGTTTAAATGTGGCGAAACTATGTCCCGCCACAAAATTATTTACTGATTATGCACCTTGACAGCCGAAGATACCTCTATAGTCAGAAACGCCAAACGCGTATCTTTCTCTAGCTTTGTATCTAACATTTCCAGTGTCGAAGTCTCCTTCCATTGACGTAGTCAACGGAGTTCTTGAGAACATCTTCATACCATTTGGAACGTCTGTAATTAAGAACCAAGAATCAGCGTCAGTTAGGAAGTTGTTCACTCTATAACCTTGAGGAACCATTCCCATTGAGTTGATTGCATTGATATCATTATCAGCAGTTTGAGTTCTACCTTGAGACTTCATAAGTCTTTCAGCGTTGAACTGGTTAGCTGATGGAATGATCATCTTAACCGCTTTAGCAGCTATTCTTAAACCTCTTTCATCAGTGAAAGCAGCTACGTCGATTAGCGCTTGCTCTAATGAAGTTTCGTTTAAGTCAGCTTGAGTAGCAAAAGTGTTAGCTACATTCGTACCTGAAACTGTAGTATGCGCTGTATTAAACAGTGATACTTGGTCTCCAGATGTAAATGTACCAAAACCATTATTTAATGGTGCTGCACCTTTTACTTCTTTAGCGTTAGACATAGATCTTGCTAGTGCTTTTGTGTATCTAGAAGAAAGTCTATCATAAAGGTTATCCTCTATTGCTTCTTCAGTGATAGCGAAAGCTAGCGCAATCGTTTCCATTGTGTATCTAGCAGTGTAAGTTTCTTGTGCTTCATCGTAATTAACACCTTGACCTTCTGCTTTGACTTCTGCGTTTGCAAAACCAGATAACATTACTTCCTCTTCGAAAGCTCTGTCAGATGATTCTGTTGTATAAATCTCAGCATGCTGATTTTCATACCTTTTGTATTCCAAGCCGAATAGTGCATTCAGACCTGGCTCTAACTCTTTAACGAGTTGTGCTCTTGATATTGCCATGTTTTTATTCTCCTATTCTATGATTAACTTGGTGTTACAAATTCGCAAAGGTTTTGTACTACTATTACTTTTGCATAAGCCGCTGTAATGTCTTCATTCTCAGGGTCTTCTGCTACTCTTAATAGTCTCCATTGCTTAGTTGCTGCTGATGTTACGCCGATATCTAATGTTTGAGATGATCTTCCCGTAACTGTACTTCCGCCTACGGCATTACTGTCGTAAGTTTCCATAAATCCAGCTTGTGCTACTGCAGCGTCAGTTGCAATTTCATAGTTTTGGAAGGGGTTATCATTTACAAACGCATCAATATCGCCATTGCCATCAGTCGCTGTGCTTGCTATATAAACGTTACTCCACGTTGGCTTTTGTGTGTTAGCCGCAGTGTAGAAACATCCGTTGAATACGCCAATAGTTTTACTACTAGCTGTACCAACTGTCACATAACCAGCTGCAGTTTGAACCTGCGTGCCGAGATATATGTTAGTTGCATTGCCATTATCGATTTTATACTTTGACTGTCCAGATACTGCAGGCGCATTGCCTAAAGTACTAACAGGTGTAAAACCCATTCCGGCTACATTTCTATTTGCCATGTTTTTTTCTCCTTAGTGAACCTGCCACGTTAGTGGCCTCCAGTTCGGTTAATGTTATTCGTTGGAGAAAGAAATAGAATTTTATTTCTTGCTGCCACCGAAGCTTTTGCTAGAACGCTCGACGCTCATCGGCATTCTTCTATCTTGATCCCTAAGTAAGTCGTTGTTTACTGCTTCGTCTTGAGCTTCCGTTTGTCTACGTTCATACTCTTGACGTTGCTGCGCAAGTTCTTCGGGTATCCTTGCCAAGACAAGGCCTCCTACTCCAATTACTCCAGCGTATTTTCCGTCTTGTACTATTGGAAAGTCAGAATCTTCATACTCTTCAGCTCTCACTAATTCGTATCCAGCTCTTAATCTACCATGTAAATTTTTGGTATCTTGAAAGCCCATTGATTCTACTCTTATCCATCTGTGTACAAAGCCATCTGGCGCTGTAGGTGCATCGAGTGATGAAGGTGGCTTATACTCTTTAGGTCGTTCAGTTTTGTCCCTAGTATTAGCCGCACGAGAAGTTTTATTTATTGTTTCTTTTGTCATATGCTTATGCTCCTTCCGTGAGTTTTAATTGTTTTGCATATTCTTCGAGTGGCACTCCTAATTTTTTAGCTATTGCTACCTGTGAAGAAGTGAGTCTCACAGTTTTGCG